AGGCCGAGGTTGCCGGAGGAGTCGAAAGTGGCTCTGCGTGCTCCTCCAGTAACGATTTGCACCGTTCCAGAACCACCATATGGGCCAATGGCAACATCGTTGGTTGCGGAATACAGCCATGCAGTGTTTGCGCCAACGCCGTAGTTGTTGTAAGCAGACCCTGTAATCGCAATTGTGCCTTCGTAGGAGCCAGTCGTAACACCTGCTCCAGCCGCACCGCCCGATGCCGGAGCAACACGAACATCCAGCTTATAAGAAGGCGAACTCGTCCCAATCCCCAGCCCTGTGCTGGTGAGGCGCATTTGTTCGGTGGAGTTGACAACAAAAACCGTATCAGCCGCTGCTCGTGTGCCGATTTCTAATGAGTTTGTGTTTGTGTTAGTTCCGACAAATGGCCTACCAGCCGTTAACACGCCAACCCCAATGTTGACCTGAGAAGAACTGCTGCTGCTTGCTGATACAACGAGGCCCGTGTTGTTTGTTACACTGTTTACAGTAGCGGTCGTCCCATCAAACGTCAGCGCACTACCGCTTGTCGCTACCTTAGACCCATTCAGGTATAGAACCCCGTTAGCAGTGCCGCCGGAAAGGGTCAGGTTGCCTGATGCAGTCAATGCACCAACACCCGCTACATCACCCGTAGTGTCTGCAATTGTGACGACGGAGTTCTGAACTAACTTACCCGTAGTACCGTCAAATCGTACGACTGCGTTGTCGGTTGCAGAGGCTGGGCCAACAACGTCGCCTGAGGCTCCGGCCTTTGAAGCGATAAGCTGTACTGTTCCGCCGCTGTCTTTGTAGTACAACTTCCCGTCGTTCGTGTTAATGGCTAACTCGCCATCAGCAAGATTCCCAGATGTGGGTACCGCTGAGGCGGTTGTGCTTCGATACAACTGGATAGGGGTGAAATTTGCTTGCGCCATGTTGTTTACCTCAAGTGAAGACCCCGCCGTCAACCGCTGCATATTCTGGCGCGGTGGCTCCGGCTCTTAATACATAACCCTGTGTGCCTAACGCTAACTTTGAAAGCGTCGTTGTGGCCGATGCGTACAACAAGTCACCGGCTGTATAGGATGCCAAATTGGTACCGCCCTGTGCTACGGCCAAGGTTCCCGATGTGACTTGGGAAGCCGCAATTGCAATCGACGTATCCGTAGCGCTTGTAATTTGCCCCTGAGCATTAACCACAATAGCAGGAACACTTGAGGCTGAGCCATAAGTCGCTGCAGATACGCCTGTATTTGATATCGCAATCGTGACTGCAGTCGAGCCGTTGTAACTCGAACCACTCAATCCCGTACCAATGGTTAAAGCATTGCTTGCCGTAGCCGTGACCGTAACCGAGCCACCAAGACTGACCGAAGATCCGTTGATCGTGATTGATGAATTGGCAAGATAATTGTTCGCAATAGCCGTTGCATTCCAAGTCCCTTGCGTGATTGTTCCCGCTGTTGTGAAACTTGTACTCCCTGCTAAAGGCGATGCTCCTACAGTGTTATAGCTGATCGTTCGTGCCGTTGAGCCATCAAACGTCGTGCCTGACGCATCGCCCGAGCCGCTGTTGTTAAAAGTCGCAGCAGCCGTCGTAACCGCTGTAATGGTTCCTGATGCACCAAGCGCAACCGTTACCCCGTTATATGTGACGCTAGAATTTGTAAGCGATGAATTAGCAATGCTCTGTAACGTATTGTTTGAGCCGTTAATGGTTTTATTGGTAAGCGTTTCTGCTCCCGCTAGAGTCGCTAAGGTTCCCGTGGTAGGAAGTGTGACATTCGTTGCGCCGGTTTGTGTGAGCGTCAAATCATGCGCACCGGAAAGCGTAAGTGACCCACCTAGTGTGATGGTTTTGCCTGTGTTCGCAACGCCTGTGCCGCCATTAGCACCGATGAGGATGCCACCTAATGTAATGGCTCCCGTTGTTGCTGATCCTGGCGTTAATCCGGTTGATCCAGCAGAAAATGACGTTACCCCGCCGGTAAGTGCAAAATCACGCCAGGCGCTGTTTGCATAGCCTTCAAAGGTTTGTGTTGTGGTGTTGTATCGCACAATCCCATTAACTGGCGATCCCGAGCGCTGTCCCGTAGTTCCTTTAGGAACGACCATTCCTTGTGTACCCGGTAACACGGCGTTATCGGCCAAACCAATGGTTGGATTTGCGCTATCTCCCGTTCCGTTGGCCACATCGATTTCATCTGCTGTCCCCAACAACGTCACAATTCCAACACTATTACCCGAGGTTCGGGTTAGCAGACCCACACCCGTTGACTGCGCTAAATACAGCGGCATCCCTGTTAAGGAAACCGTTGGATTGGCAGCAACACCATTACCATCGGCTACGCTTAAACCTGCCGTTCCGGCTTGAATAGAGCGCCCTGTGAGCGTTGTTGCGCCGGTCTTGACCTGAATACCCGTGCCTGATGCTACAAGGCTTGCAGGCGCTCCTGACAAGGCTAGAACGACATTTGCTCCAGCTCCGTTATCAGTTAGTGAAAGTCCTGTACCAGATGTTGACAACAAACGAGAATTTGTCAGCAGTGGTTGTGACGTTGCTGTGATGAATGTTCCCGTCAATACAGGACTCGCCGCAATTGCAGCCACCGTTGTCTGTACGGTGCCGCCATCTTGAACGATGGGAACAAGCTCTGCGCCTGTTAAAGCACCTGCTGCCGGTAATTGCGCAATCGTCTGATTAGCCATTATGGTGACACCGCTATGCCATTGAGGTTCCCGTTATTTTCTGGCGTTTGGGTATTGCCTTCAGTTGAAACAATGACATTCTGTTGATTGTTTGTTACAAGGTTGTTCTGTATTGCAGCCACAGACACATCAGGTCTCGGAAACCGCAAGTTGATACGCTCAGTCTGTCTTGCGGGCAGGCGATAAGGATCTTTCTCGTCTCTGCAGTTTTCTTCGCACACCATCAAGCCTGGAAAGTTGATGTCCGGCCCAAGGGTTGCATGCGGACGTTTCATGCGGCATCGATCACATATTGCAATCGCAATATCTGAATATCCCTCAGTGTCAAGAAACATTGGCATTATTTCGTGTACACACTTATGTTGGGCGCAAAGTAGATAGGACTGCGATCACGCTCCTCAGCCTCTGCTAGGGCAAGATACTTGCCGGCCTGATCCTCAAGATACTTGATGCGATCAAGAGGAACCGCAGGCAATTCCATGCTTAACTGATGCGCTAGCATTCCGATTGTAGCCAAATACCAGCGCTGCGGGATCTGCAATTCATCTGTCAGATCGCCAACATCCATGATCTGCTTTGAGTACCAAACAGTCATCTGCACATAGTACTCATTCGGCACAGGCCAAAGATAAATCTCTGGCTCTGGTACGGTCCTGTTGAACCAAAACTGGTAAGGCTGGTTGGCCGTGAAGTTCTTGTTGGGCAGGTTGGTATAGTCGTCGCGGTTAAGCCTGGCCATCTGAATTTCACGCGAGTTGTTGCCTATGTAAAACTCACGCAAAGCCAAGGTCGTGCCACCAGATGCTCTGATCCGGTAATACTGAACGCTCTGACCGGGGTCGATGTCATACCACTTCCACTGCTTATCCGTCACAACAACAGCGCCAAGATCCTCTAGCGTGCTCCACGTTATACCGTCTGCTGAGTATTCAAGGATCAATGTCCAAGTTGCGCTTCCACCGCCTGCTATGTAAGGCAAAATGCCAATCGAACCCGCATAGATTGGGTTGCCTGTACCAAAGTTGATGGCAATGTTGCCGTTAGCACTAGTCTGCTGGCAGTATGTATCTACATTGTTATCACCGGCTAACGCTGCATTGCCGCCGGCTGATGAGGAGTAACTTCCTGTTGGCCGAGTCATTGTGCGATACAGCACATTCAACGCATCGTTAGCACCTACAGGAAGCGTGTAAATGTACTTGTCTGGCACAAGGCCAATGACTTCTTTCTTAACGGCCCAATACTGAATGCCGATGTTGATGAGATTCGTTAGCGTAAACCCAAGCGACTCTCTAGCCGTCAGTAACTGCTCGCTGGTTAACTCTTCAGCAAGTTTACCGCAGCGCCTCGCAGCGTGGTCGATCAGTGTCTGTACATTGAACACCTGACCGTAGGTATCGGAATAAGACATTTAGAACCCCGGACATTTCCAGCGCCGCATGGATGCGCGTGCTCGTGAACCTTTTTCGCTCTTTTCTGCGATAGGCCTCATCCGCGCACAAAATGAATCTTTTCTTGGACCACCCTCTGGCTGCGGAGCCTTTAGGTTTGATCCTGTTTCTCGGTTGTACTTGGCTCTGCCTTTGGCCGTGAGACCCGCGCCTTGAGACGCTGGAAGCTTCTCGCCGCGGCCAATTGATAGGCTCGGACCGCCATCTTTAAGTCGTTCAGGAAGCTTTTCATAAGACTTTTTACCTACGTTTGATTGGGTGTACTCAGCGCCAACGCTTGGCTTGATGCCAACCTTTTTGGCAAATGATGGATTATGCGCAACTGCTTGCATCAAGCGAAATTGCTCTTTGCTTTTAGCTGGCATGATCAATCCGGATTCTTAATATAAATGCCTTCAAATTCAGCAGACACATTCGACGACGCTGCTGAAGCAATAGCTCGTATTTCTATGTCTGTTTTTTCCGCAAAAGCTATAGGCGTATGCAAATCTAAAATAAAATTGCCGCTTCCTGCGGTGCGTGCAGAACTTTGTTGTCTAAATACCCCGCCCAAAGTACGTTGAATTAATTGAAAATTAGTCGATGTGTTTGCAGTCGCATGCGCTGAGGTGTAAAACACGCCCGTAAGATAAAAGGTGTAATTTGCGGGCACCGTCCACAATGCCATTTGCGTCTGATTCGCGCCAATGGCAATCGTCGCATAAATGTTTGCGGGAACGCCGCCTGTTACTGTTCCCGTTCCTGCATAAATAACTCCCGCAGCGGTTGCTCCAGATCCTGCTGTTAACACATACATCCTAAACACGCGCAAGTAACTATTAGTCGTGTTTACTGCGGTTTGACCGTTTAATTCTACGACCTCATTAATTTCTTCGTAGTTAGCATTCAAACCAAAAATGGCAACGGTTCTTGCGCCAGTTCCTGATGCCGTATCGTTAATGTCTGAACTTGAAATTTTTAAGACCGTAGCTGCGGCAAGATAGGCATAAGTCCCGCCCTCTGCCCAAACTGTCTCAACGCTTGTGCCAACAACACCATTAACGCCAAACTTAAAAAGTGATTTGTGCCCGTCAACTTGATTACGAGCAACTTGCAGTTCAAACGGCTCGTATGCGCCTTGTCGTGTTGCGGAGGAATAAGTGCCCATCGTTATCTCTCAAGTAAAGCAGGGGCCGAAGCCCCCGCTATTTAACACGCGCCGCCGGCTCGCTTCTTTGCTTCTGGTGGCGATACTGTCACAGACTTTTCAGTCTCAGTTACCGCACCCTGGCCACGCAACTTGTCTCGAAGCTTGTTGCCTAACTCTCTAAAGATGCTTACAGGGTTCATGGCATCTTCAAGTTCACGACTCGCTTTTGCAGCAGTCTCATGCGGATCTTTTACAGGCTTGACATTCTTTTTCAGCATATCACGCTCGTAATTGCTCACAGGACCTGCAGCGCCGCCATCGTTAAACTTGACTTTGCCACCCTTCTTAAACGTCCCTGACTGAATGTTGTTAGCGACTGGCTTTGACACAAAATGCTTGGGGTAGGCTACGGGTTTGCCTGAATCAACAAGCCCCCCCGTAGCGTAGTGCTTTTTTAGAGCACCACCTTTCTTGTACCCGCCTGCATTGCCCAACTTCACTTCGCCGGTTTTGGTTCCCGTAGGTCCAGGATGTGATGTTGAAACATTATTCATCACACCGCCGCCCTTGGCATAGGCCATGCCACCACCCATCATGCCGCCCTTTTTCATGGGAGCACATTTGCCCATCATGCCACCATATTTCATGGCCATGCCACCCTTCTTGTAGCCGCCAGGCTTGCCCATCACAACTTCACCCGTTTTTTTAGGCGTGTGATTTTCATTTTGGGCAGTTGTCATTTTGGTTTTGACGTAACCCTTAGCGCCGCGCTCTGATTCTGCTACCGGAAGGATGCCGCTCTTGGGAACTGCACCGCCCTTTTTGAAGCCACCTGCATTACCCATGACGACACCACCCGTCTTCAGGCCTTTGTGAGCCTTGGATGCTGCCTTCATTTCATGCTTTTGAAGCTTGGCCTTCACGCGTCCGATTTCCTCAGACTCGTTACGGATCTCCTTCTCAAGCTTGCCACCCTCCTTCATCATCGGTCGATTCATCATCGGACGAGCCATCATGGCTTTGCGGCGCATGGCCATTGAGGGACGCGCAGGTGCGCGGCCAGGCAAAACACCTTCGCCCATCTGCATACGGGTTGGAGCAGGTGCTGCTGACAATCCTGTCATCACACCACCATCCATCATTTTGTGTCCATGCTTTTTGCTATGCGACACATGACCACCTTTCTTCAGCTTTAACTCCACTGAAGGCTCGGTGGTATACATCTTCACCATCGGCTTAAACTGACCCATTTCTAAATCCTTTCAGTGCTAGCCCCGAAGGGCTAGTAACTCATTAGGTTGGGTTGACAGCGATGCCAGTCGATGCAGCAGTCGGTGCGCCACCATCAACATAGATCTGACCACGGGTGGTCGCGTCTGTGCCGAACTCAGTGATGCCTACCAAGGTTGCATTTTTCATCAGCATCAAACCGCCAGCAGAAGCCGGTAGTGTTGACAGTCCATTGAGGGTCGTTGAACCCGACTGGACGTTATTGATGAAGGAGCAATCCTGGAACAACTGCCAACGATCAATGCCCGAAGCCGCAGATACCAAAATACCCAAGGGCGTAGCCGCTGAGGTTTGGAACGGGAACACGCATCCAACAAACGAATTGCGTGTTGTGCCGCCTGCCAACTCAAGGGTTGCATTCGCAACCGTGCGTGTCACGGTGTCGCCACCTAAAACGCACTGATAGAACGAACGCTCGCCGCCACCGTTAAGTTTCAGTGAACGTGAGTTTGCGCCTTGAGCCGAAGCATCATCAGCCATGCCAAAGATATTGACGTTGCTGTATGCATTGCGTGAGCCGGAATCGGTCCATGCAATCATGCCGTTTGCGCCTGTTGAGAATCCGCAAAACACTGACAAGTTTGCAAAATAACAGCCCGAAGCAGTTACGTTAATAAATGCTGTGCTGTTAAATGTTGCTTGCGTGTAAGTGCCTGTGGGTGGTGCAATACGAGCACGTTGGGCTACTGCTGTTGGAGCGCAAACACCGATGAGGTGTGTTGCATCTTTGTTCCAAGCCAGCGTTCCTGTGGTTGCCGTTGAATCAATAGTCTGAGCAAGCGCCGTTGACAAACGCGCTGAACCACTGGCTGCACCGTTGCCAACAAGAATAACGACATCGTTGTTGCCAGCGGTACATTTAGCCAAAGCACCGTAAAGAGTTTTAAGGGGAAGTTCGACACTACCCTCGTTGCCATCGGCGCCATTTACCGGGTCTACAAAATAGTAGTTGCCAGTAAATGGTAAGCCGCCGATAGTGCCAAGGACAGGGACTCCAAAGCTCGTAATCCCATTAGGGAAGTTTGTTAGAGCCAT